TTTGTAGTCTTCTTTATCGTACAAAGAAGAAAAACCATTATCCTTGCGAAGGGCTTTTAGGTCCATATCATAAGGTGGATCTATTTCAGCAAAATCAAAGCTGTTATCGTGAATGGTTTTGATTCCCTCAAAGAAATCATGAACCAAATAAGAATTAACTAAGTTATTTTTGGGAAGATCAGAGGTACGTTTCTCAAATTCAGCTGCCTTATCTGCAATTGTTATTTTTCTTACCAGTTTTTCCAGGACTTTTTTTGCCTCCGACTTAGTTTTTACGTCAGTAAATACTTCTGGTACTGCTTCTATAACATTAGCTAATCGGAGGTCACTTATTATGGATGATTTACTTACTCCCAATAACTCAGCAGTGTTTTGTTTTGTCCATCCAGTTTTTTCCTGGCTTCCTGCCAGTCTAATACCATGTTTTTGGATCATTAATTCGTGGATTTTTTGTTTTATCTTTAATTCCTCCGTGAAGGTAAAATCTTTTCGATGGATGTTTTCAACTAACTCGCAAACACGGATAGTATACTCATCCATTTCAATGGTAGATACTAGTGCTGGAATAGTAGGTAAACCCAAATCCAAGGCTATTTTTAGTCGTCTACCCCCAGCAAGAAGCAAATAGTTCTGATTAGGTCTTTCTAACACAAGTATACTTTGAAGTATCCCGTGTTCTTTTATGGATTTTAATAGTTCTCCTTGATCATCATAATCACTTCGGCACCTATTACCAAAGTCAATATCCTTAGGATCCAGTAATTTTGGAACTAAGCCTAAGGGTCCAGGAGAACTCGCAAGATTAGAAGCCTGGTTGTTAGGTGTTTCTTTCGACATTATCGAATACTCCTAATAGTTTTCGTATTTCATCTGGTGATAAATTATCCACTAAAGCCATAAGATCAGAACCAGAGGACACCAAGGTAATCTTTTTCTCTTTTTTCTTTATTGTGGTTTTTTTGGTCTCTGTATATGTGTGACGTTGGAATCGTATGTCAGAAATTAAAGCTAGCTGGTCTTCGGTGGATAAAGACGAAAAGAAAGGAACCAAGTCCTTAAGCATTGCCATTTAAGGCTCCTTTATTATAATCTCTTCGAAGATTTCTCTAGGTAAGTTAAATTGTTCGTTTACTATTGCCGTAATTACTTTGTGCCGTGTGTCTGGCTCAGACAGAAGGTTTATAAGGTTGTTTATTATTACCAAAAATAGAGGTTTTTTTAGGCCATGAGGAATTACTTGTAGAGCTTTAAACTGCTCTACACTTATTTCTACTGAAAGCCTCGGTCGGTAAGGTAAAGACATAGTCGTACTCCTAGTTAACACTCAGGACAATTTCGAGTGATAGGATGACTTTGGAGAACTGTACCACACTTTGGACAGCACAGAAAAAGCTCATCATAGCAATCATCACATACAAAAAAGAATCCACATTCTTTACAAAGGAACTTTCTCATTTAGTCTCCCTTTTTTATTAAGATTGCCTAGGACAAAAAGTGTCCTAGGCAATCTTAATTAAGTTCCTACAAAGCTATTATTAGAACACTCAGCTACAGCCATCTTTTGATAATGTTCTGATCTCCGTACTCATCTGAAGACTGGATACCTAAAATAACCCAAGCAGTTAGCCCAATCAGATCAGACTGGCTAAAGGGCTTGGTCAGGTCCATTTTGAGAGACTGCATCACACGCATAAGGGACAACTTCTTACGATTGACGCGCTTCGCGTCATCGGAAGGCCCAGGAAAAGAAATAAACGTAGTTATGTCTTTTGCCGTGGGCTGATCCAAAATCTCGCAACGGAGCCTCCAGTACGTACCTCCGTTCTTGTCTGTTCCTGTGTCAACGCTGACAATTTGAATTTTGGCCTCTGTTCCCACAGGAAGCACTACTTCATCATAAACATCATCAAAATTGGGAACAAATGATGTAAGGTCCTCAAAAGTATCGAAGGGAGCGGAATCATTCGTGTTTTTGGATTTTCTCATCTGTAGTTTCCTTTTCGTTTGAGTTAGTAGTTTCAAGTGCCTTTTTTGCTTTCTCAAGTAAATTTGTTATATTTGGTTCTTCTCTTATTTGAAATATTCCCCCTTTCCCCAGCCTGGTACGCGCCAGGTACCGGCCAGTTGATTGTGTGAGAAGTGAGTAGTAGATACCTTTAGAGGTATCTTTCGCCTCCGCCACATAAATCTCACTAAACAATAACGGTATGCGAGTAGTAAGCTTGCCTGTTATCATGGGTCGCATTAGAAGTTGTTTGGTTACTGCGTCTTCCTTAATATCTAGATGTCCTGTGACGATAACATTACAAGGCAGGGAAGAGATCTCTTGAATAACGTTTTCTATCAGAGTCATTTGCGGGAGCCAGTCATCTTGCTGAGGTACTCCGCCAGGACGGCCCTTAAGCTTAAGAATCTTTAGTAAAGCTGCCTTTGCCAACGTAGTAAGAGAATCAAGGCAATAGGTACCTATCTCCGCAAAATAACCTGCTGCTTTTCTTCGGTGGAACTCTTGGTCGAAGAGATCAAATGCTGAAGGTATCTTAGGATTGTCCACCTCAAAACGAGTATCAGCAAATACTGTACCTCTTGCGATTGCGTCATCAAGAGATTGTGTGCCTCCTGGGTCAAATGAGTCAACATGAACAGGAGGAGGACAGGTGCGTAGCATGTAAGTTTTGCCTGTTCCGCTTTCGCCTAGAATTATTGCCCGAAACGAACTAGAACGAACATCTTTGTTGTAGATAGACGAGAGCATTTCTAATTCTTTTTGTGTTTCTGGACTAAGTATTTTTTTATTCATATATCATCTTTCCTATAATATCAATGGTTTGTTTTTTTGGCTGATCAGCCGGGTTCCAGAAATCAACCTTAAATCCTAACGGAGGCTCATGCGCATAGCGTAGTGGATTAGACCATGCGCAACAGAAATCATGATACCGGCAGCTAAAATATTTAGTACAGCTGTTGGGGTTCATAGGAAATGCTCTCAGATATGAATCACCTTCAGCGCACTGCGAAAGAACCTGTTTTTCGTGGTGCAAGGCAGTCAGGTAATATCTTACTGTCTCGTACCACGAGTACATCTGAGGAAGTATTTTTACGCAAGGGATTCTGATAAGTTCCGGACCTTTTTTATTAAATACTGCGCCGTTAATCAAGACGCCGTACACATCGGCTAACTTGTACAGAAAATATAGAGCATGTGTATAAGTACCAACTTGTAAACTCAGCTGCCACTGCTGATACCATTTCCTATCAGCGCGTCCAGCTGTTTTGTGTTCTATGCTGACGATTGTTCCATCATTACGATTTCTAGCTATAAGATCCTGTCGGAAGTATAACTTTGCAGGATCTCTTGGTTCTTCTCCTATGAGTTCGATGGACACATATCCAACTGCTTCAATGTGCTGTACCTCATAGGTCGTGACATCCTTGGAAAAATATACGTCTATATAGTTTTGAAGAGCCTCATACGCAAGATACGGCGACTTAGGTGCGTACATATCATCCGTGTGTTCCTGGAAATGCTGACGATACACATCCAAGAAACTCACGTACGCAATATCAATAGGAGCCATTCCTCCAAGTGGCTCATTTCCTATCTGATAGAGGGTTGCGAGTGCCGCATGCCATGCCTCACCAAAAATCAGGTTATGGTCAGTCAACTCGGGTCGCCACCCCAACTCATACTCGAAAAAGTACTTTCGTGGGCAATCAACGAAAGTACTAAGCTTAGTTGTGTCAATGTTACTATTATACTGAGTTTGAGTCTGAGTCTGAGTCTGAGTCGTTGTCATGGGATTTTTCCTTTTCTTCTATACTGATTGACCTAGGGAATCTTAGTTTATGCCTTAGAAGCTAGTCTATTACACGTCAAATAACCAATCTAATGCCTCTTTTATTTCCTTTAGACCCATTACGACTTTTTTATTTTTTGTTTTTATGGGGTTAGGTTTGGGTTTTTTTGCTGTAACAGTGGGAATGCCCTTCTTGTACATGTGGTACCTGTTATAAGCGGGTCTTGTGATTAGACCCTCCTGTACCAGTTCACATAATGCGATAGAGTACGTATGAGGCCTTACGTTTAACCTCAGACCGTCCCTTATTTCTGCTGTAGTCTGAGGAGCAGTGTAAGGGATTTCTGATACATACTCGTAAATTGCCCTTTTGATCTCGGGGTTTACACGATTCTTCATACCTGTCTCCTTTTTAATCTTCGTATAATTCATTGGCATACGCAAATGAATCTGCTGCTATAGTTACATCAGGTGAATAATCGTTTACTAGACTAAACAATAGATCCACAGGTGGGGGGATTTCCATATATTGCATAATTATGTACTTTTTTTCTTCGGATGTCATGCTCAACCCTTTCTTATGAGTAAGTTTTAATGGACATGATCTTTTTTAAATATTCTTCCACATCAATATCTAGAACATAGTCGGGCTCGGGTGTAGGTTCAGCTACAAGTGGTACATCAGATGACGACTGCGAAGGAAATTCGTAATGTCTATATTCCTCTGCGAGCTCGTCATGCAGGGCCCGCTGTCTGGTTTTATCTGACATTTGAGCCACAGACAGACCATTAGCCCGGAGGTAACCTAAAGCCGAGCTAACAGAAGTAATGGTAGACACTACTTCTGGTTGGGGCTTACTCGAAAGTAAGCCCAAAGTTATCTCCAAACTAACTCTTATTATTTCTGAATAAGAGTTAGCTCGAACCAACAATCCTCTGGCGACAAGTTGTTCGTGTACCCTTGCCACCAGAACGGGGCTTACGTACCCTTGAACGTTTAAGCCCCTTCGGACTTTTCTCATGTATACCCCCTTAGATATTTAGTTTGCCTAGGTCAGAAAGTGTCCTAGGCAAAGTTAAATGATGCCTTAGTGCACAAGAATGCGCACTGGTTTTATATTTTAACAAATTAACTTCCACCCCGTGGGCGAGACTGTCTTTATCAGTCTTACCCCTCCCTTGCCGTCAGGGACCTCTTTCGAGATCCGCTGGTCGTTATGGAAGGCCCAAAGCAAGGGTCGTACCTCCTCCCGGCTGTTGGCCAACTTGACCAACAGCGAGGGGATCGGTGAAGCAATGACAAGATCATAACAGCTGGGTGGCTTAAACGTGGCCACCCAATCGCTGATCTCCGATAGATTCCACCCATCAGGTGGGACTGTTAAAATCCCCCAACTCATGGGGCCAAACCTGTCGTTGAGCAGGTCCACTTGTTCCGGGAACAGCTTGTGATTCTCGTTCAACACCACAACAACCCTCTTCATGACTGTCATTTGCTACCCCTTTTCTTCTATACTGTTAGTAAAATCTATCTGCCGTACTACGTATCCCTTACTTGAGTACAACAGAAAATTAACCTTCCTGTGATGTATAGCAAGCAGAGCCGAGGCTATACAGTTCATAATATTAAGAGATGTAGGCAAAAAATAATCGTCCGGCAAAGAATCCTTAAACACTTCCTCAAATTGCCGGACCATTTGAGATGTATTATATTTGTTAATGGCTCCCTCAGAAAGAAATACGAGCTCCCCATAACGCTTTGCGTCAGAATAGTTATGGGCACTCTTGTTTGTTATGTATACTTTCATTTTTTCCCACTTTCTTAATTTTGCCTAGGACACTTTTTGACCTAGCCTGTCAAAGAGAATAAGCAAACCGAAAGCAACAGGGAAAGACAATAGAGAAAAATGTCCATAAGCAACAGGGTAATTAGCATATAGTATCCTTTTTTCTATTCTTCTCTTTTATTGTCTTGTATTACGTCCATAGCAGATGCAATACACGTAGTACAAGGCTTAAGCCAAATGATTTGACTTTCCTTTACTATATGCTCATCATAAAGAATGGATTGGCACGTATTACATCGTACAACGAGCTCTATCGTTGCAGTAAAACCAGTTTTTTTCATGGTAGTGGATCCTAGTAAGGAAGGAAATACAAAAACACAAATTTGTGGTAAAACGAAGACCAAAAAAGCCCTACAACCCCATAAAAAGATTGTAGGGCTTTTTTACGTTAGTTAAGTTTTATCCCCAGAGCTTTAGCACGCTCTTTAAGCTCGAGGATAAACTTCTTTTCTTCCTCTGGGCTCATTTTGCTTACTGCCGAAACGGCAGTACGCACAGGATCTCGAGGACCCGTGGAAAAAGAGGTCCCCAGTACGTACTTTTCGGCCAGTTTAACGGCCTCGTCAGGGGTCTTGTTGTTGAGCAAGGCAGTCCTGGCAACATTCTGCACTCGAATGCTCGCCGCTGCCTTGTACAGATCGAAGACGACGACCTCGCCGTACTTTTTTATTGCGTCCGCAAGGTTATCTCCGAAGTCGTACTCGATGGAAATCGATACAGGATTTCCATCAGATCCTTTTATCTTTCCTGTCGATACTTTAATTGTTTCTTTCATTTGAAATCCTTTCCTTTGTTTTGTGGTTTAGATTAGTTCATTCAGTACGTAACGAGTATTTTAGTACATTTCTCGGTCAAAATCAAGTTTAAAATGGTCGGACAGAGAAATTATATTTAAGAGTCATTATCAAGTAGATCTGATTCTCATAAAACGGAATAGATGACCTGACGAATAAGGGATTGAGACGACGTGAGGCGGGCAGGGCCTCACCTTAACGAAATATCTGATTCATGTTGCATCAGCCCGATCAGTCGTCGGGCTCTAGCACCTGTTTGTCGAAGCCACTTGGATTTTATCATTTCGGCGGTAGCGGCATCATAGTCATATTTATTCAATGCCGCCAAAAATTTCTTAAGTTTCTTTAGCCTATGACGTCCCAGATGGAACGCCATATTTACTAGGACACTCTTCCGTGGTAGTGAAAGTACATTAAAACATTCACTTCCACATACCACTCGAGCATCACAAATAGCTGCTACTGTGTCCTCTAGTAGCAGCTTTTCCGCCTGCTCTAGCGTGATCTGTTTCACACGCCTAAGCTCTTCTGGAGTTAATTTATGGCCATATCCAATGGCCCAAGGACCATTGGAGACCTTATACGGAGTCAGTCGCAGGCCTTCATCATAACGAAGGCCTGTCATATAAATGGCCAATTCCAGTTTAGTTGTCTTAGTTGTCTCGGACATAGCATTCTCCTTTTATTGGGTAGGTAGTTAGGTAGTTATTCCCTAGGACACTTTTTGACCTAGGGAATCTTAGTTTATTACACGTTATTATATTTTAAGTTTTTTTGTGTGTAAAGTTTTTTTTTATTGATAGATATAAGCTAGATATGAGTTATAACTGAATAAGTGGCAGGTGAGAATGATTATTGGATCCAGATAATCTAGTTATAACAGGATGTTATGCAGGATTGGATTCTATTTTCTATTTTCTATTTTCCTATTCAGTAGTCGTCTTCTAGGTCACAGGTTTCGAGTCCTGGGTAAACTTAAAGGTTCCCTAGGACACTTTTTGACCTAGGGAATCTTAAAGGTTCCCTTTTTAAATATTCTTCCTTATATATATACTTTCC